TGGGGGCGGGTCACCATCGTCGGGCTCAGGCCCTGCTCTAGCCCCTGCTCCAGCGCCCACGCCTCGTCAACGACGGCGACGTCGAGCACGTCAGAGTGGCCGGCCTTCTCCCCCGGGGCCGTGATGCCGTGCCAGGACCCGTTGTGCCAGCGGATCGCCTCATCGCCGCGCTGGTAGCGCGGCTTGAACTCGCCCGCGAACGGGGAGCGCTGCAAGGTGGCGAGATGGTCGTTCTCCCACTTCGCCCGGGCGTGAATGCGGTCCTGGGCCCCGTACAGCATCCTCGACCCGGCCCAGCGGCGGGCCCGATGCACCAGCACGCCCAGCTCCAGGGTCGTCTTGCCGGACTGGCGCGGTGTGGTCAGGTCGACCTCGCCATAGGCCAGCAGCCCGGTCTGCGGGTCGACCTCCATAGCCACGTCGGCGACCAGGCGCTGCCAGGGCATGAACGGTTTGCCCAGCTGCTCAGCGATGGCGGCGACCTCGCCGCCCAGCGTCTCCCGAGACGGGTCACGCGGGGTTGCGTACAGCGGCGGGCAGTCGACGGCGACCGTCATGGACACACACACCGGGCAGGGGGCGCGGGGTCGCCCGTGCGTCCCCATGGGGGGAACCGGGTCACCATCGCCGCGACTGCCGGGGTTGTTGGCGTGGTGGCAGGCCTGACCGGTCGCCCTTGGCTTCGTTGCAGGCGCGACGGCACCACGGGCAGCGGCTCAGGCTGCCGTGGACGGGGCGCAGGTTGACCGGATCCAGGGCCAGGTCGGGGCGCAGCTTCCGGCTGATGAAGTGGTCGACGGCGCCGGATCCGGGGTGGCCGCAGAGGTAGCAGACATCGGAGGCGGCGAGCACGGCGGCGCGCAGCCGTCGCCATGGCCGGCCCGTGGGCCCGCCCGTGCTGATGCGGCGTGGCAGTGGAGAACCCTCCTGGTGTTGGAGCGGGAGCGGAAGAAGCAGCAGGTTTGGCTGGGCCGTCCCGGGGAAAAACGCGCTTGAGCGTGCGGTGGGCTCTGGACTCTGACGCGCCGACGGTTGGGGGACCGTCGATGTGAAGATAGCGAGGAGTCCGTTTGGGAGCGGAGCCTGCCGCACGCAGCGTCTGTCTATGGCTCACATGCGTCTGCGGTGCTTGCGCGCCCGGGTGCGGATCTCGTCTTGGCAGGATGGGCAGCGGTCGCCGGTGACGACGGGGCGGCGGCAGCCGATGCAACGGCGCTCCTGCTGCTCGTGACCGGGCAGCCACGGCGACAGCCGGGTGTTGTCCTTCTTGCGGCCCATGGCTACCGACGCATCCGGGCCAGGGTGGCCAGCGGGACCCCCGAGCTCCCCGAGCCTCCCCCGGCCCGGACACCAATGACGCCGGCGCCAGCGTAGGCGCCCACCCTGACAACGGCCACGTGGTCCAGCGCAGCTCGGGTGCGGGTGACGCGGCGCCGGTCGGCCGACCAGCGGCTACCGCCCGCGACTTCAGCAAAGCCAACCGATAGCCCGAGCGGTACTCCGTCGCGGGCCAGCTCCAAGACCTCGTCGCCGAGCGCCGTCTTGGATACCCGCCATGCGCCCCATGCCGCGTCGGCGCGTTCTTCCAGCTCGACGGTTACCCCGATCGGTAGTTCCTGGTTGTCGCGGGGATGCTTGGCGGTGAGCGGGATCCGGGCCGGGTCGGTGCCGGCCAGCGCGCCGCGCTGGAACGTCTCGACGACCAGGCGTCCCCGGTCGAGCACGCGGGCCTCGACGCCCCACGGCAGCAGCTGCCCCTCCAGGGTGCGGCCGTCGCCGCCGTTGCGTAGCTGGAGGGTGGCCGGGTACTCAACGCGGTTCATGCGATGCCCTCCTGGGGCGCTGGCTGGTTGTCGATGCCGGCGACGGGCGGGCGGTCCTCCAGCTCCCGGACCTCGCTTCGCAGCAGCCAGCCGGCCTCGATACCGAGCTTGTGGGCCTGGTAGCGGTCGAGCAGGGTGGCCCGCACCAGGGCGCCGGCGTTGAACTTGGCCCGCTGGGTCGACGGCAGCAGCCCTGACACGGCCCGCTCGATGCGGTACAGCCATGGCCGCAGCGTCCAGGTGAGCAGATCGGTCGACCGCTGCTCCGGCGAGGTGTAGGCCTCATGCCCGGCGGTTTCGCCGCCCATGGCCTCGGGTGGCACCCCGTAGAACCGGCAGATGGTGGCCACGTTGAACCGCTGGGTCTCGATGAACTGGGCTTCCTCGGGGGCGATGGTGATGGGCTGGAAGCGGGCCCCGTCGCCGAGCACGGCGATGTCGCGCTTGTGCTTGTGCCGCTGCTGCCAGCGGGCCTTGAGCTGGTCGGCCTGTTCCTTGCCGATGCGCTGGTCGCTGGTGAGCACCCCGGAGGGGATGGCGGCGTCGCCGAAGAACTGGCCGCCGTAGCGTTCGCTGGCCAGGCCGAGCCCGATGGCCTCGCGGGCATAGGCGATCGGGGAAAGTCCTTCCAGCTGGCCGGGCCACGGATAGGCCTTGACGTGGAAAACGTCGGCGGGGTTGACCTCTTCGCCGTTGATCCTGATGACGCGCAGCCCGTCCCCGCTGGTGGTCACGGTCACGCGGTCGGGATGCACGAGGTCCACCTGGGCGGGTAGCAGCCCGGCGCCGCGGCGGTCGGTAATCAGCCCCCATGCGTTCCCGCGCAGCAACAGGCTCACCATCACGGCCCACAGCCAGTCGGCGAGCTCGGGGAAGTCGGCGCTAGGCCGCTGCAGCAGCGGCGGGGTTGGGATGGGGGCGCGGTCGTCGCCGCGGTAGACGTGCAATGGCAACGTACTGACGCTGTCACCGAGCAGTCTGACGCAACCCCAAACCGTGCTCAGGCGCAGCGCAGACTCGACGGTGACGGGCTCGCCGGCGGCGGTCGGCCGGGACTCCTCGGCCAGCAGCTGCTCTAGGGTGAGCTGCTGGCGGTTGCTAGTCCGGTCCCAGACCCACCTGTCCCACCACGACACGCGGCCCTACTTCTTGCGTGGCGCCTCCCGAGCTGGCCGGCGGGGATGTCCGGCCAGTCCAGGAGGGATGGGGTCGCCCTTGGCGACGAAGACGCGGGACCCGTGCCCCTTGTCGTCGACCTCGCCGACGAGCAGGTCGTCGTCGGCGAACTCGGGCGGCCCGGCGGGTCGGTTGCGGACGTCGGCGGGCTCGCCGATGCGGCGCGCGAAGTCCGGGCCGAGTTCAGCGTACTCGGCGGCAGCGACAACGTTGCGGTCCAGGTCGCGGTCGGTCATGCCCTCACCCCACGGTCGACGACGAAAGCGGTTGGCTGCGCGAGCTGGACGTCGGCCCGCAGGTAGGCGACGAACGAGTAGGACAGCGTGTCGGCTAGGAACCGTTCGCCCAAGAACCGCAGGGTGAAGCCCGTCCGGATCCCGACCATCAGCTGGTCCCATTGGGCCGTGAAGACATAGCTGGTGTCGGTCGACGCGCCGACCGTGATGTTGATGGGCACGCTGCGGGTCGTAAGCATGGGCAGCAGCCCGGTCGGCGGGGTCAGGTAGGCGTTGGTCGTCGCTTCCTTGAGCTTGCTCAAGCTGGTCGACGACCGGGGCGCCTGCACATGGGCAATCGGCTCAAAGCCAGCGGCCCTGACCGCTCCGATGGCGTCCAACCACCAGTCATAGTTCGTGATGGCCGACCCGGCGGCGCCATGATCGGTGAGCGTCACGCCGGTTTGGTTGAGCACCCCGCGTGGCTCGGGTGCGGTCCCGGTGCCGAGGAGGGCGGCCCGGTCGACCTCGACGGCCATCTGCCCAGCGAAGCTGCGGGCGATGACGTCCTCGGACGATGGGTCGGCGTCCTCGAACAGCTCGACGCTCAGGTCGACCCGGCGCACCAGCGTGCGGGCGGTGAACGTGACCCGGTCGAACGTCAGGTCGGCGGCGGTGATGTTGGCGCCCTCGGTCTTCCAGGCGGGGGTGCCCTCGCCGGTCAGGCGGGCCAGGGCCAGGGTTTGACTGGTCATCGGGACTGTGACGCCACCAGCTCTGAGCACCACGGTGCGGGCCCGCATCAGGTCGATGACGCGGGCCGACAGGGGGGCGGGCACGAGCGCGCCGCCGGCGCCGACCGTCGCCTCGGCCAGCGCCCGCTCGTGCTCGGCCCCGTCCCACTCACCGGTCGCCATGCCCCGCAGATACCGCTGCAGGCTCAGCGGCTCGTCGGGGTAGCGGTCGAACGCGCCGCGGGTCTGCAGCCAGTCGTACACCGACTGCTCGCGGGTGAGGACGGGTTCGCGCGGGGCCGCCGGCCCCGG